GAGGTGATTAAAATAAATCAAATTATTTTAATCACCTCCCATCTATAGGGAGTATATCACAAGAAAGGAGACTTATGAACGAATTGCAGTTTTTTAATTCAGAAGAGTTCGGAGAAATTCGAACAATAGAAATTGACGGGAAACCGTACTTTGTTGGCACTGATGTTGCCAAAGCTCTTGGATATAACAATCCCAGAGATGCCGTATCAAGGCATTGCAAGGGAGTCGTGAAACGCGACACCCCTACATCTAGTGGTATTCAGTCAATGTCATACATAAATGAGGGAGATTTGTACCGATTGATTATGAAATCGAAACTTCCATCGGCAGAGAAATTCGAATCATGGGTTATGGATGAAGTTCTTCCGACAATCAGAAAGACAGGCTCATACCAGAAGCCACTGACGACAGTTGAACAGATACAGGTTATTGCGACAGGATTCTTAGATCACGAAGAGCGGCTTAACAGACTTGAAAATACCATGACTATTGACTACGCACAGCAGGAATCTATTAGAGACTTAGTGTCAAGTGTCGTAATTGCTCACCTTGGTGGGAAAGAGTCAAATGCTTACAAGGAAATTGGCAAGAAAGTATTTGCTGAATGCAACAGGGATATAAAGACTTACTTCGCAGTAAACGCCCGTAATAACATCCCTAAGCTGAGATTTAAAGAATCTATGGAATATGTCAGAAATTGGCATCCATGCACCAATACAGTAATGTGCATCAGGGACTGCAATGCTCAAATGTGTATTGAGTAGAAAGGAGCATAAATGGACGCATTACAATTTAATAAAGCCGTCAGCCAGCACTGCAAAGAATCTGGTGGAGACTGTTGCAAATGTGACCTACGGCTTTACTGTTACCTATCGCCAAGTGAGCGACCAGATGAGTTAGTGAGCCTGGTTATTGATTTTTTGCATAACCACATTGAAAACCATGGTCATTATACCCATCACAGCGCGGCTTCATTTCCGTGTATTGATGATATGGACATGAGCACCGCAGTAGGCGGCGACTGTTACCAGAAACCTCATACTCTTCATAAACAGTCACATGCTTGTGAATCTTGTGGCAGTGATACAGTCGAGTGATTGTTTCAACCATATAATTCCCCTTTCGTTATACTCGGCATGTCGGTGCCTGTAAAAGCATTATAGGTAGAGGGGAAAGGAAATACAATAGGTTGAATAAAAATCGCATTAAGAGATAAAAGCAAAGCAAGGAGGTGAAAAATATGAAACGCCATCCAATTATGGAATATGTGATTCCAGCAATTGTGGCAAGTGCGGCAACAGTTTTAATCCGTTTAGTGCTAGGGTGGTAAGAATTGAAGCAATAATGAAAGGAGTAAATATATGAGCGAAGTTGACACTTACATAAAAGAAAATGCAGAAGTTCATCAGTTTGCCGCCGAAGTGGCAAGAATCATATCAGGTATCCCGCAGATGCCAGAGTTCTCAAACGAGCGCCTGACAGTATCAGATGTGAGTAAAATGACAGGCATTCCTACACCATCTGTCAGAGCAGGAATCATCTATGGATGGTTTCCTATCGGTACAGCGTATCGTGGGAATAAAGTGATTCACGACAGAAAAGGTTCTGGCAGAATAGAATTTGTTATCTCTCCAAGAAAGCTCTGGGAAGAAACAGGATATGTCTGGAGAGGGAAAGAAGCATTAAAGTGATAGTGCCCCGGCGGTGAAGCACCACCAACCGGAGCTATGCACTTACTAATCCACACTTAGTAGGTACAGGTTAATTATAACTTCGTATCTGCTAATTGTAAATACCAAAAAAGGAGAAATTAGCACGATATGAGCAGAAATAGCACAAATAAATGTGAAAATGTTCCGACATGGGGCGAACTTGAGTTCATTCTTGCGACAGAAATTGTCGAAGAAAGTAGAAAAAAAGCAAGAAAATGGTTCACTGCATGGATTGTGACCGCAGCCGCACTGGTAGCAAGCAATCTGGCGTGGATTATGGGAGAAATGAAATGAAAGAGTATGCGCTGATTGCTGTTTGTATGCTTGCCGGGAAATATGTGGACATACCTATTTGGCTGAACATCTTTTTTGGCATCTCGGCAGCATGGGCGGTGCGCCAGATGAAAGCAGACTGGCGGTAGGAAATAAGGAGGATAAGAAGATGTTCGAGAAAGAGATTGATGAAATTTACGAACTTTGTAAAAGAGTTGTGAATGAAGTTCCGACAGCAAATGTGGACTTTGATTTTTCGAGCTATGGCTTGGAAGTAAGAGGGCTTAAAAGAAAAGAGGATGTTCTCCTTCCTGAAGACATTTTTAAATGGGATTTATATCAGAATGTATCTCTTGATCCATTTTTCAAGAAAGAAAGCCGTGAAAAGCTTAATAAAATCAAAGCTTTCTTGCTGGAACTTCTGATAGATGGGAAGTGTCCAAATGAGTAAGCAGATAGCGATTATGAAACTTCTTCCCAGTCTGGAGATAGCAGGATGTATTAACGAATTGCTCAGAGAGCTTCAGTCCAGAGGGGATCACGTATTGGATTACGAGAACTGCGATATGTCTCTTGACCATGTAGAATACCACAAAGCCGAAGATATCGACGGAGAGAAGTTCGGAGATGCATCAGATAACCTTTATTGCTTTTTTAAGGCGGTGTAAGTATGGATGAACGCATTCAGGAAGTATTGAGATTAATCGACATACAGCTTGCTACAGTGCCTGATAATCCAATTGAAGAGCAGTATAAGGCAAGAACATTGGCGAGCTATGTACAGGCTCTAAATGGGCTTTTAGCGGCTCAGAAATCATATAAGGAGGAACAAAAATGACTGAATTTGAAATCCATATACCGGCACGTAAAAAGGCAGTAGTGTCAGAACGAGACATGGCGGTAAAAGTGACCGGGGAAGCGTATAATGCGCTGACAGAAATTTACAATGAAAGTACATTATCAATGCGCCAGATCGCGAGCATTCTGATTATAGAAGGAAGCAAACATATTGTTTATGACAAGGTGGGGTGTTAGCTATGGCAAATTTAATCGGCATTATGGGTGAACCCGGAAGTGGTAAAAGTACATCCCTTCGCAATCTCAATCCAGAAGAAACTTATTACTGTGATTGCGATGGAAAAGGTCTGAATTGGAAAGGGTGGAGAGATCAGTATTCCGCTGATAAGAATAATTATGTAAAGACCAGTTTTCCGCAGACTATAGTCAAATATCTTTTAAACATTGCAGAAAAAGCACCACATATCCATTATTTCGTTGTTGATACCGTAAATAACTTAATGGTATCAGACGAAATGAGAAGATGCAAAGAAAAAGGCTATGACAAGTGGATGGACCTCGCCTCGAGCATCTGGGACTTGGTAGATATTCCGTCAAAGCTCAGAGATGATCTGACAGTGATCCTGCTGTTCCACACGCAAACAGAAATGACTGACGCAGGCTATGAGTTTACCAGAATCAAAACCAATGGAAGAAAGACTGAGAAAAACAACATCGACAGTAAGTTCAACTGGTTGCTCAGATCAATGAAGCAGGAGAACACTTATTGTTTTTCAACCACTTCTCATAATGACACTGCAAGAACGCCACTGGGAGCATTTGAAGAGGAATATATTCCAAATGATATTACAAAAGTCATTGAAGTTATGAAGGAGTTTTGAGAGAACAAAACTGGTATGTATTTTTAATAGGCCGATACGCCTATCGGATAAGATGCGAATCGCATTATATTCATCAATTATACCATGACAAAGCAATTCGCGAGTACAGGAAATGTTCAAGCAAAGAAGAAGCTATTTCTATGTGCTATGACTATAACAAATATTTAAAAAGGAGATAAAAAACATGGCAATTAAAAGATTTGGAGATTATGAAAAAACACAGGCTTATGGAGATTATGAAGTACTTCCAAAAGGTGGCTATGTGGTGAAAATTCTTGGAGCCGAAGTTTGTAACAACAGTGTAAGTCAGTATGTAAAAATCAGTTGCGATATTGCAGAAGGCGAATATACGGGCTTCTATGCAAAAGAGTATAAAGCCCAGCAGAGCGAGGATAAGAAATGGCACTGCAATTATCTTCTGAATATTCCGAATGATGACGGATCAGAGAAAGATAACTGGACAAAGAGACGCTTTAAAACATTTACAGAAGCTCTTGAAGAATCCAATCCGGGATACCACTTTGACTGGGATGAGCAGAAATTCAAAGGTAAGATTGCCGGCGGTCTTTTTAATGAAAGAGAATATGAAAAGAATGACGGAAGCATTGGAAGAGCTACCAATCTGGCATCCTTCTGTAAAGTCGATAAAATTCGCTCCGGTGATTACAAGATCCCAAAAGACAGAGTTCTGAACAGTAATAATCCTTCACGCACTAGTTCAGATGATTTCATGAGAGTTCCAGACGGTGCAGATGAGGAGATGCCATTCAACTAATGGATATTTTTGATCAAAAAGAAGTCTTAAAGTCTTTCCAGATTCTTGTTGATTCCAGAGAACAAGCGACTGAACGAGCGGAGAAGCGGTATAAATCCTTTTCCGTTCCATACAGTCGAGCAACATTGGATTATGGTGATTACACCTATAATGCAGTATTGCCAGATGGTAGTTCGCTTTTCGATGCGCGTAAAACCATTAAGCCATTTTGTGTGGTAGAACGAAAAATGAATTTAGATGAATTAGCTGCATGTTTTACCAGAGGACGTGAGAGATTCAAAAGAGAGTTTGAACGGGCATTAGATCAGCAGTGCAGGATTTACCTCATCTGCGAAAATTCGAGCTGGGAAAACCTTTTGAACGGTAAATATCGAAGCAAATTTAACTCCAATGCGTTTTTAGCGTCCAGTATCGCATGGATGGTCCGATACAACATGAATGTGGTTTTTTGCAAAGAGGAAACATCTGGAAGACTGATAAAAGAAATTTTATACAGAGATTTAAAAGAAAGACTTGAAAGGGGTGAGTTTGATGGTTGTAAATTCGATTCAACTCACAGGTGATAGCAATGAGTGAATATCCGAGTATGTATGATGCGGCTATCGAATATGCCAAAAAAGGATTTGCTGTCTTCCCGTTAAAGTACCGCGATAAAGTTCCGCTTACCAGGAATGGATGTAAGGACGCAACTACGGACGCAGCTCAGATAAAAGCTTGGTGGCAGAAATATCCAAATGCAAACATAGGTCTTGCGACTGGTTCAGTTAGCCAGAATGTATTTGTAATTGATTTAGACATTGACGAAGATCGCGGAATAGATGGGTACCATTCGCTTGAAGATTGGCAGCGTGAACACGGTGATTTCCCAGAAACATGGACGGCTATCACAGGGCGTGGCGGATACCATTTGTACTATCGTGGAAATGGCAAAATAAAGAACCGAGCCGGAATTATTGATGGTGTAGATATTCGTGGAAATGGCGGGTATGTAGTAGCTCCTCCATCAATACATAAGAATGGCAATCGGTATGAATGGGAATACTCACCGGACGAATTTGAGATCGCAAAGGCCGATAACAATGTAGAATACTTCCTGAACCATGACGATCAGAAACAAGGTACAACTTTTACCATGCCAAATATCGTGGCAGCAGGACAAAGAAATCAGATGCTTTTTCGTTTTGCGTGTATGATGCAGGCGAAAGGAGCGTCAGATCAATCAGTGTTCGCCGCTACCATGGCTGAGAATGAAAGTTCCTGCTCGCCTCCATTGACTGAACAGGAAGTCAAAGTCATTGTATCAAGTGCGACTAGATATGATAAAGGAAAGCCCATTCACATTGACTCAGAGGGGGTTGCAACGCAAGGGTGGAGGGATCCGGAGTTTGATTTTACAGAAAAAGGAACAATGATTCAGAGCATTAAGAATATGTGTGAAGCCATTGAATACGACCCTGATTTGTATGGACATATTAAATACAACGAGTTGTCATATGCGCCCTTTGTCTGTGGGAGTCTCCCGTGGGAGCACGTAAACATGTATAGGGAATGGAGCAACAGTGATGACAGCAATTTGAAGTCGTACATTGAATCAAAATATGGGCTAAAGAGTCTGGAGAAGATCATGGAAGCACTTAATATCGTGGCAAATAGAAACAGATTCAACCCTGTTGTTGATATGCTTACTGACATTCATAAGAATAAGTGGAATAAAAAGACCGGATATATCAACAAACTACTTCCAGAATATCTGGGAGTAGAAGACACAGAGTATTCCAGGGAATGTATGAAACTGTTTATGTTAGGTGCAATCAGCAGAGCGTTCCATCCGGGATGTAAGTTTGACTACATGCCAGTATTATACGGCTCACAGGGAATTGGAAAATCTACCTTCCTGAGACTTTTATCACTCAATAACGCATGGTATAACGACAACTTCAATACAGTCGAGGGCGACAAAGCCCCGGAAAAGCTTCGCGGTATGTGGATGGTGGAACTGGCGGAACTGCTGGCTACTAAAAAAGCAAAAGAAGTTGAGAGCATCAAAGCATTTTTAACATCCACAGTGGACACGTACAGACCTCCATATGGGCGCAGAACAGAGCAGAGACCAAGAGTGTGTGTATTTGCCGGAACAACCAACAATGACCGTTTCCTGACTGATAGAACAGGCAATAGACGATTCCTTCCGATAGTCACGAGAAAAGAACACGTCCTGAAATCCATGTTTGATGATCCACAGGCCGTAGCGTCAGACTTTACAAACGCTTGGGGAGAAGCCATGGAGCTTTTTGAAAGGGCCGATAGAACACCTAAGTTAATTCTTCCGAAGAATTTACAGCGATATATAGAGGATAAACAGGAGGAATTTATGGAGGAGGACGTGAGAGTTGGAATTATTCAAGAATGGCTAGACCATACAACGGAACCTCGCGTTTGCGTTGCAATGCTATATGAACAGGCGCTGGGTAACGAGGGCCGCAAGCCCACAAGGTTCGAGTCCAACGAAATTCACTCCATCATGCAGAACTGCATTGACGGATGGGAAAGGGAAAATGGCGGGAAACGGGTGAGATGTGGAAAATATGGTCCACAGATATGTTATCAAAAAGTCAGAAAATTAAGTGAATTTGAAAAAATGTGTGAGTGTGAGATACCATTTGACTAAAACTAGTTACACTTAGTTACATTTAGTTACACCCCAAGATACACCTCAAACCCTTATAAATACTGTATTTTTTGCTTAGTGTAACTAATGTAACTAATATTTTACTATAAAGTATATTTTAATAATTATATAAAAAGGTAATTATAGGAAAAATTAAATACTTATGTTACACGTTACACATTCAAGGGGGAAGAAATGGCAAGCGTAAGAAAAGATGATATTCCAATGATGGCAATGTTTATGCCTAAATTATGGGAATTAATAAAAGAGTTTTACCTGGTTGAACTCACAGATGAATATTCAAAAGCAGCTTATGACCGTTGTATGGAATTGATAGAAATATATTCAGATCCATTAGCAAAAGAATTTGTTTTAGCATTTTGCAAATTTATTGATTCTAAACAAAGGGAGTTGAGAAAGAATGTACAACACTAAGAATAAATACGAGCAGGGACAGGCTCTCAGAAAAGAAATCTACATGTATGTAGTAAGCTACTTTAAACTTGTTGGATACGCACCATCGGTCAGCGAGATTTGTGAGAAGGTAGACGCAAGCAGAGCTACCATTTGGAGACATTTAAACCAGCTTATTGATGATGGGTTGCTTAAAACAGCACACCCGAGTACTGATAGAGCCTATGCTCCGACAGGATACAAGTTCAGAAAGGTGAAGGGAAATGAGTAGCAAATTAAAAGTCAAGAAAAAGACCAGATTTCCTGTTCAGACTTCTAATCAGGCAGCTCAGGCGTTTGGGCGAGCAATGCAGAACTGCCAGAGTCAGCTTAAAGACATGGAACAGAAAGCCTATGAAGATGGTTTTACTGTTGGTGAAGATTGGAGCAACACGATCAACACTGTCACTACCATGATGGCTCTGAGACGCTTATATGGCTTTTCCACGAAGCGATTGCTTGATGTGGTAAGAACTGCCAATAAGTACGTTGAAATGGCAAATGAGGGCAAAATGAGCGTTCTGAGCATGATGCAGGACATTGAAGAGAACACAGATGTAAGATTTGACGAGATGAATAAGAATCTGGTTAAGAAGATGGGAGTTTAAAATGAAATTTATAGATTTTTTCGCAGGAATCGGAGGATTTCGCAGGGGAATGGAATTGGCGGGGCATGAATGCGTTGGTTTTTGCGAATTCGATAAATTTGCTACTGCGAGTTACATCTCAATGCACTTGCTGACAGACGAGCAGCGGAAGGCATTGGAAGATATTCCTATCAAGAAAAGACAGAAGGAAATATTAAAGGAGGAATACAGAAATGGAGAATGGTACGCAAATGACATTCGAAGAGTGTATGCCGGAGACATTCCCAAAGCAGACTGTTGGTGCTTCGGATTCCCTTGTCAGGACATATCCGTTGCAGGAAAGCAAGCCGGATTTCAAGGAAACCGTTCAAGCCTGTTTTTCAGAGTTATGTACCTTGTCGGACAACTCAAAGAAGAAGATAAACCCACTTACCTTTTCATTGAGAACGTTAAAAATCTGCTTAGTGTTAATGGAGGATGGGATTTCGCCAGACTGCTCATTGAAATGGATAGGGCAGGGTATGATGCAGAATGGCAGGTGCTCAACTCCAAAGATTTCGGAGTACCGCAAAACCGGGAAAGATGTTTTATTATCGGACATCTTAGAGGGAGAAGTACCTCAAAAATATTTCCTATCGAAGGAACAGACGGAAAAAATAGTGTTTCGTTAAATCTTTTTGGTTGTCTTAATGGTAGAAATTCACAGCGAGATAGAGTTTATAGCAGCGATGGATTAGCTCCAACAATCAGTACGAAGCCAGGAGGAAATACAGAGCCTAAAATAGTAATTCCAGTATTAACACCAGACAGAGCAGAGAAACGTCAGAACGGAAGAAGATTCAAAGAAGATGGCGAGCCAATGTTCACACTGACAGGACAGGACCGGCATGGAGTTGCAATCAAGGTTAAAGAAGCAACAAAACAAGGATATGCAGAGTGCAGAGTTGGTGTTGATACTGTGAATCTATCAGTTCCAGGTAGTAAGACAAGAAGAGGAAGGGTTGGGAAAGAGATTGCAAACACACTAGACACAAGCTGCAATCAAGGGATATTTGTTCAAGTGTCGGAAGAATTGGTTGTATATGCAGTCTGGTATGAAAAATATCAGTGTTACATAGCAATCCGGAAGCTGACACCGAAAGAATGTTTTCGGCTGCAAGGTTGGTCTGATGATTATTTTGAAAAAGCACAGTTCGTAAATTCTGACAGTCAGTTATACAAGCAGGCAGGAAACGGAGTAACTGTATCAGTGATTAAAGCAATTGCAGAGAAATTGAAATTAGGAGATGAACCAAATGGCTAAATGTACAGCATTTGAAATAAACAGTCTTGAAATGAGTGAGTTTAGGCAACTCATTAAAAAACATACACCACAAAAGCCGAAATTTATGCGTAACAGAAGCGACACTTGCTCAGTATGGGAATGCTGCGAATGTGGGAACGTATTTATAACTACCCACAGACCAGGAATTCTTGCTGGAACAGACATTGATTACTGTTCAAAATGTGGACAGAGATTTGATTGGAGTGTGGATGAATAATGGAAAATACAGGACAATATCTACATTCAGAGAAATCATGGAGGACTGCACAATAGCGTGTCAGTTGCTTACATGGGGAAAGTGAGGATGAAAATGGGAAGTTACACAATAAATCTTCCAAGAGGACTGGAAGTAGATATTTTCAATCTGCCAGAGGACTTCAAAGAGCAGGTTGAGCAGGCATTCAGAGAGTATACATCTGGAACAGCAAAAGCGTATATGTACGTTGACAAGTTGGGATTCATTGACCGTTGCGTAGAATATCTGAACGGTGATAAGAATTCAGACGATGTTGTAAATTCGTTGGTTGAAGAAGCAATGATTGCCGAATGGAGAAACAACGGCGAAATCATCCAGGAAGACGATATATACAGTATTGATTTTATGGAAGATTGCTACAGGAAAGGCAAGGGAGATACAAAACTGAACTCTCATTTCGGAACTGACGATCATCACATTTACGACCAGATTCAGAAAGTTCTGGTGCAGGTAATTACAATTGTAATGAATTATCAGGATTAAGGAGGACGCAAAATGAAATTATTTAAAACAGTAGATGAGAAATTAGCAGAAATTGGATTTACAAAAGAAAAAGAAGATAAGTATGGGTGTGAGTATAAAAGAAAAGATAAGAAATATAATTTTACACAAAAAGTTGACATTTTACACAAAAAATCTGGTAGACATATTTTACAGTCATATGATTCAGATTTAGGAGATGATAAAGGAATTGGAAATACTTGTGTTGGTCTTACAGGATATGAAATGAAACTGTTTATTAAAAAGATGAAACAGTTAAAAATGTATGCGGGTAAGGAGGACGCAGAATGTTAATCAGAAGTCAGAATAAGGAAGTTTTAGCTACACTTGAACTTTTATTCGATATCGAAGTTTCGGGTGGAGTAATAAGTGCAAGAAGAGATATGAGTTGGTGCTGCTTGCTCGGAGAATATTCCACCAAAGCAAAAGCCATGAAAGTACTGGATATGATTCAGGAAGCCTATGTAAATGGACATATTGATTATCAGATGCCAGCGGACAGTGAGGTGGTTGTATGATTACATTCTTATTAGGATTTATACTTGGAACCATATTCGGAGTGGTCGGTCTTGTATGCGTGGCGATCATGTACGACAAGCACCACCCAGGCGAATAGAAAGGAGAACGGTATGTTGACAAGGAACAAAAAGCTGAAAGATTACGGTATTCCGGCAGAGGACATAGAAAAACTTAATACGATGCTGAAAGACTTCCCGGCAGAGTATGGATACCTGCTTTCCAGTGCTGCCTTGTCAGCTTGCCCGAAGAACACGGTGATAGCAGATATGGTTATTGAGAATATCTTGCACCGGAAAAGTTACAGGAAAATCAGCAGAGAAAGATATATCCCGATGAATCCGAAGGACTTTTACGGATACAGACGCAAGACCGTCGCTGTACTGTATGAGAGGATGCGGTTGTTGGGAATGTGGGAGGATGAATAAATGCGTTTAATTGATGCAGACAAAATAATTGACTCTCTTGGAAATTCGGATATGGATTTTGCAATAGGTGCAGTTATTGACGAACAGCCGACAGTTTTTGATGTAGATAAGGTTGTGGAGCGGTTAGAAGAAGAAAAGAAGAGAGCATTTAAACTATGTTTGGGAACTAATGACAGCACGCAAAGGCTGAAATACATTGAAAAAGAACAGACGATAGCTTTAGCAATCGAAATTGTAAAAGGTGGTGGAGTTGAATGAGTAACGTATCAATTGAAACATTAGAAAAGCTAAAAGACAGCATGGTCGGAAGAAGATATAAACACTTCAAAGGAAGAACCTGTGTTGTCACCGATATCGCAGTACATACAGAATCTGATGAAATTATGGTGATTTACAAGTGCTTTGTAGACTCACTTGTAACATGGTGCAGACCGTTGACTATGTTTACAAGTGACGTGGACAGAGAGAAATATCCAAATGTCAAACAGAAAAGAAGATTTGAACCACTTTCTAAGACACAGGAGGACAACACCATATGAGAGAGATTCTTTTCAAGGCAAAACGGATTGAAGACGGCGAATGGATTGAGGGGTATTATCAGAAAAGACATGACTTTTTAGGAAACGAAGAACATTTAATCTTTTATGCAGACGGTCATACAGTATGGGATCATGCGGAAGTTAGCTCAGAAACCCTCTGCCAGTTCACGGGGCTTTGCGACAAGAATGGTAAGAAGATTTGGGAAAATGACATTTTGATGGCACACTTGGACGAATCTTACCCGGAAGATGTGACATATGAAACTGTTGAATGGGGCATGGCCGGATGGGTAACACGCGAAGCCAGTAGTACAGGCAGACAATATCTTGATAAATTCGATCTGGAACATTATGAAGTAGTTGGAAATACTTTCGACAATCCAGAATTATTGCAGGAGGAACATAAATGAGTAGTGCAAGCGTAAGATTTGGAACAAAAGCGTATGTATGCGCAAGGTACTTCCTTAGACCGGGAAAGTGCTTCAAATACATCGACCAGCGTGGCGAAGATACCACAGAACACATCTATGAGGTCATGGCGTTATATCCTTATTGCGTATTGTTAAGAGATACCAGAAACGGAGTCAGGACTTGCCCGGGATATAACACTTTGAGCCTGATGCTGAGAGGAAGTGAAGCGAGTGAGTAAAGGCAAAGACATTTCGACTATGTTTACAAGAGAAGAAAACAAAAAGAACGGAAGGCTTGGATATTGTCAGGCTACAAGAGAAAAAGACACTATCATTAGCCCTTCACAATATGGAGCATTCTTGCAGAAAAGAGGTAGGAGAAGATGAGTAAATCAGTATTAATCATGAACACACCAAAAGGATGTTTTGCTTGCCCATTTCATATGGCGGATTTCAATTTTAATTTATGCCTTGCAACAAGAAATGATTCAATCAAAATTATTTCTAAAGTAAGCCATGAAGGATTCAAAAAACTGGCAGGAAGACCCGAATGGTGTCCACTGAAAGAATTGCCAGAAAAATTGGAAGCAAGCACACGTGATAATGAAAGATGCGGTCAAGACGCGGAAAATAAGCGATAAAAATAAACAAGCGACAAAAACAAGCGAAAAGGAGAGGTGAAGTAGATGGAGAGATTAACAGAATGGGAAAATGGTAGTGTCACATATAACGAAAAACGAGAGATTGAATGTGGTGAATATTGTGATAGCTGCTCACAGGGCGCAGGAAATTGCGAAACAATAAAGAATATGATTAAAAAACTCGCTGAATACGAGGACTTAGAAGAACAGGGTTTGCTTGTGAGATTGCCGTGTAAGGTTGGAGACACGGTTTATAGAGTGAATGCCGGAGCCAAGCAACCGATTATTCCGATGACTGTTTCAGAAATTCATTTTCTCTGTTACAAAAATGAACGTGCTGTAAGGTTTGACGCAATAGGAAAAGAAGATATGGGAGAAAGTTGCTACCGTTTAGAAGATATTGAAAGAATAGTATTTCTCACCCACGAGGAAGCTGTGAATAAGTCGGAGGAGATGAAAAAATGACAATCGGAAAAAGAATTAGAGAGGTGCGTTTGCAAAATGATATGTCTCTCAGAGATTTTGCAGAACTTATCGAAGTTACTGATACCACAGTCATGGAATGGGAGAAAGGAATCAGCAATATTCCGTTTGTGTGTGCGATAGAGATTGCTGACCGATTCGATGTGAAATTAAATTGGTTAGCCGGATTGGAGGATTAACATGAAACCAGAAGAAGCATTAAAAGAATTAAGCTATGGTGATACAGCCTATGGTGGTAACTGTACTTATGAAGTTAGAATGGGAGCCATTAAAGCGTTGAAAAAGCAGATTCCAATGAAACCAAATAATATAAAATCTATTCTTGATTTTTCTGGCAGATATTATACGGCAAAAGGTAACTGTCCAGTTTGCAACAGTGAGGGACTTTATAAATCAGATTTTTATTGTAATAAGTGCGGGCAGAAATTAGATTGGGAGGGGCGAAATAAATGAATCTTAGAAAAGCTACACTAACCGACTATGGAGTGCCGCCGGACGATATACCGGCGCTTCAAAGTCATTTCAGACACCTTGACGAGAATGACAAGTACAATCTTCTGCAAGTGTCAATCAAATATGCACCAGGCATAGAAACGCAGATATACGACAGCATAGTGAACTGCATAGGATACCGAACAATGGAACGATTCCGGGATATGCCGGTATCTGAAAATGATTTCTACGGATACAAGCGCAGGATCATGGCAGAATATTATCACTTGGCAAAATTGACCGGAAGATTATAAAATTGATAAAAAAAACTAAAAGTGGTGTAGAGGTACATAACCCCTAGTGTGGTATTATAGTGTATATAACTATAGCTATGCTAGGGGATTTTAATTCAGAAAGGATATGATTGGATGATGATAGGATGGCAAACGACCAGAATTTAAATAATAGAGCGGCGACGCAGTTTCGAGCAGGTGAGGAACAGGTGAGAATTGCAAAAAAAGGTGGTATTGCATCGGGTCAAGCACGTCGTCAAAAAAAGACTCTTTCTGAATTAGCAAAAATGATAGCTGAGAATCCTGCCCCGACTGCTGCGAAAAAGAAACTCACAAAGATGGGAATATCTGATGAGGATGCAAATAATAATGCCTGTATTGTAGCTGCTGTATACGATAAAGCTATTAAAGGAAATATGCAGGCGGTGGACAAATGGGAACAGTTGGTAGCTGTATCAAAATCAGATGAAAGCAAATATGAACTTCCTGCCAGAGTACTTGGCAAGGCATTCGTGGATATTAACCGACAGATTAAGCCCAACATTGAATATGTATTTGAGGGCGGTCGAGGCGGTCTAAAATCCTCATTCGTAGCTTTTAAAATTGTTGAGCTTATCAAGAATAATCCCCAGATGCACGCCTGCATTACAAGACAGGTGGCTGGTACTCTGAAAGATTCTGTATATGCTAACATGAAATGGGCCATCAATGAACTGGGATTGATGGAAGAATTTGAATGCAAGGTGTCGCCACTTGAAATCAAGTATATTAAGACTGGACAGACAATATATTTCCGTGGTCTGGACGATGAAACCAAACTGAAATCTATTAAGCCGGAGTTTGGGTATATCGGAATCCTCTGGAAAGAAGAAAAAGATCAAATGAAGGGAGATGCTCAGGAGCGTTCTGTTAATCAGTCAGTGCTTCGTGGTGGCGATGAATCCTATGATTTTTCATCGTATAACCCGCCAAAATCAAAATCAAACTGGGTAAACAGGATTAAGCTCATACCTAACCCGAAAAGAGTTATTCATCATTCGAGTTATCTGGAAGCCCCGGCGGAGTGGCTCGGACAGAAGTTTATTGACGATGCAGCACATCTGAAAGAAATCAATCCAGAAGCCTATGAGCATGAATACCTGGGTGTTCCAAATGGTGACGGCGGAAACGTATTTGAATATCTGGAAATCAGAGATATTGCAGATGAAGAGATCAGTCACATGGACAAAATATTTCAGGGGTGTGACTGGGGATTTTTCCCTGATCCGTATGCTTTTATTCGTTTGTATTACAATCATAACACTGAAAAGATATATCTCATTGATGAAATTTGCGAAAATAAATGGAGCAATAGGAAATCAGCGGACGAGATTCTAAAAAGAAAATATGATGATTATACTATTACTTGCGATTCTGCTGAACCTAAATCAATCAATGATTATAGAGACTTTGGACTTCCAGCAAGGGGTGCGATAAAAGGGCCTGGAAGTGTGGAGTATTCTATGAAATGGCTTCAGATAAGAACTATTGTTATTGACCCTAAGAGAACGCCTAATGCTTATAAAGAGTTTTCGGAATACGAATACGAAAGAGATAAAGACGGAAACGTTATAAGCGGATATCCTGATGAGAATAACCATTTAATCGATGCCTGTAGATACGCAACAGAATCATTGTGGAGGAGAAGAGGGAATAATGCTTAAAAGAGGGTACAGTCTAAAATATAGACGAATATATAAAATCTGGCAGGGAATTCGTCAGAGATGCAATAACCCCAATGACAAAGATTATGAAGACTATGGTGGAAGAGGAATAAAGGTTTGCAAAGAATGGAATAAAAGTTCAGAAGCGTTTGTTCTATGGGCATTAGAAAATGGATATGCTGATAATTTGAGTATTGATAGAATAGACACAAATTCGGACTATTCGCCAGAAAATTGCAGATGGGCAACATGGACTCAGCAGGCAAGAAACAAAAGAATGGAAAAAATAAATTCAACTGGTGTTACTGGTGTTTCCATGGACAGAGGGAAATATAGAGCAACAATCTATGTAGATAATAAAAAAGTTGATCTAGGCAGGCATGACACGCTTGAAGAAGCAGCAGAAGCACGTAGACAGGGTGAGATAAAATACTGGGGCGTGAGTGCATAATGGGACTTATAACAACACTAAAAAGGTGGTTTAACATGATTTTCAAAAAACAAGCCGAAGAGGACTTTAATATCCAGGCGGCAGAATTCCCAGAGATGGAAGCGCTGATTAACCGGTGTGCAAACATTTACAGGGGTGCGCCGGAATGGCTAGATGATAAGAATAATATCAAGACGATTAATTTTGCTAAATCTGTGTGTTCAGAGACTGCCAGACTTGCAACATTGGCGATTGGCATTCAGATAGATGGTTCTGCAAGGGCAACATGGTTACAGGAGCAGATAGATAAAGTATATTTCCAGATCCGGCACTGGGTGGAATATGGCTGCGCTTACGGAACCGTGTTCATTAAGCCGAACGGCGAGAGTCTTGATGTATTCACTCCGGCAGATGTGATGATTGTGGATTACGATAATCAGGAAATCAAAGGGATTATATTCAAAGACTCTTATACGGTTGGTAGAAAATACTACACAAGACTTGAATATCACAGGTTTATTGAGACAACAGTGGACGGAGTGACAACTTATCCGTATTATGTTTCTAACAGAGCCTATGTATCAAAATCTCCTCAAAGCATCGGAGACAAGATTGATCTCAAACAAACCAAATGGGCTGACCTAATGGCAGATACGCCGCCGATACTCAAGGCAAACGGTGAGAAGTTGGACGGACCGTTGTACGGAGTGTTGCGGACACCACAAGCGAACAATGTAGATATCAGTACACCACTTGGACTTCCAATATTCGCAGAAGCTATTGAAGAGCTGAAAGACCTGGATATTGCATACAGCCGTAATGCCGGAGAAATTTTCGATTCGCAGAAGATTGTTCTGGCAGATGATAGGCTGCTGATGCCAAGCGGTACACCTGTAGCAGCCATGTCACCGCAGGGTATGGAGAATAGACGCAATGAGATGAACTTACCGCACTTTGTCAAGAACGTATTTGGACAGGACGAGAAAGAGTTTTATCAAGAAATCAATCCGGTTCTCAACACAGATACCCGTATAAGCGGCATAAACGCCCTCCTTGGACAGATTGGATATAAGGTCGGATTCTCTAATGGATATTTTGTATTTAATGAAAAAAGCGGAATACAAACAGCCACAGAGGTAGAAGCAGGACAACAGAGGTCTGTACAATTTATCAAGGACGTAAGAGACCAATTAGACAAAAGCATAAAACAAGTAGTATATGCGTTGAGCGTATATGCAGATTTATATGGATTGGCTCCAGTCGGTGCATATAAAGTTCAGTGCAACTTTGGCGAAATGGCATATTCTTATGAGAGAGACCGAGACAATTGGTGGAAGTATCGCTTACAGGGTGACTGTCCTCCTTGGATGTATTATGTCAAATTCGAAAATATGACAGAATCCGAAGCAAAAGCAATGGTTAAAGAAGCCCAGCCAGACGAACCAAAACTGTTTGGAGATGAGTAATTATGTTAAGCCCAGAATATTTACGCCGGATAACAGAGGGCAGTGAACAGATTGCGGAAGAATTGCATCAGTATATCATCTCTGAGATTGTGTCGAGAATGATGGCAAGAATCGGCAGAGGTGAGGATTATATTCTGACCAATGCCGATGCGTGGAGAATCAGAACGCTACAGGAATCTGGTGAACTGTTAGAAGACATTCTGGCAGAATTATCCAAATACACCAAACGCGAACAGCAGGAACTTCTTGAAGCGTTTGAAGATGCCGGAATCACTGCAATGAACTATGATGACAAGGTATACAAGGCGGCAGGATTAAGCCCTGTACCGCTCGAACAGTCGCCAGCTATGATAAGACTCATGGAGCGAAATATGCTTGCTACAATGGGAGAATGGCGGAACTTCACAAGGACAACTGCAAATGCGGCTCAGACGCTGTATATCAACCAATGCGACCTTGCATACAATCATGTGATGACTGGAACAGTTGGCTATACGCAAGCCATCAAAGAGGCGGTTAATAACGTTGTATCAGATGGTGTTACCGTCACGTATCCATCTGGCAGAAAAGACACGATCGAAACAGCAGTCGCACGTTCTGTCAGAACTGGAGTGGCGCAGGCTACGGGAGATATATCCCTAAAATGCATGGAAGAAATGGATTGGGATTTAGTTCTGGTCAGTGCTCACATAGGAGCCAGAACAGGTGACGGCGGTGAGAATCCGGGAAATCACGCATGGTGGCAAGGAAAAATATACTCTCGTTCTGGCAAGAGCAAGAAATTTCCACCGTTCTCATTGACCGGATATGGAACGGCGAGTGGATTGTCAGGGGTCAACTGTCGGCATAGTTTTGGAGCCAGTGATGGAGAATTTAATCCCTATACAGAACTATCAGCGCAGGACAAAGCCAACAAAGGTAAACAGTACGAAAAAGAACAGCGACAGCGCACTTATGAGCGAAGAATCCGAAAAACAAAGCGTGAAGTCCTTGGAATGCAAGCGGCGGTTGATAACTGCAAAGACGAACAGGCAAAATTCGCATTACAGCAAGACCTTGACCGGAAGTCTTATCTTTTGCAGAAACAAAATGCTGCATACAAGGAATACTGCAAGCAGAATGATCTAAGAGAGCTGCAAGACCGACTTATGATAGCTAAATGGAACCGCCAGAATGCTGCAAAAGTTAGAGGAGCGGCAAAGAGATATAAAACAGCAAAGGGGATTGACTAATGGATAGATGGGAATATTTCAACCCTAATCCTGTTAAGGATAAGAGAACAGGAGATTGCGTTGTCCGGGCAATATGCAAGGCAACCGGTTTTGACTGGGAAACGGTATTCGCCGGATTAATGATACAGGCATGTGCTCTGTCAGATATGCCGAGTGCAAATTATGTCTGGGGAGCGTACCTCTATAAACATGGGTACAGACGCAAACTGATTGAGCAATCAGAACGGTATATCTATACAGTCAATGATTTTTGCGCAGATCATCAGACGGGCACATACATTCTCTGCATAGATGATCATGTAGTGACGGTACAAGAGGGCAAATATTTCGATACATGGGATAGTGGTAATGAGATCCCGGTATATTACTGGGAAAAGGAGAGCAAATGAGCATATCAGAATTTGTACAGATTTTCCTCTCAATCTGCGGAGGGGTGTCTATTGTCGGAGGTGCGGCAGCAGTAATCTTTAAGTGGATTACACCGGCATTCCGACTTAATAAGCGGGTAGAGACACTGGAAGAACATGATAGACGAGATTATGAAAGTCTTCGGAGAATCGCAGAACGAGATTCATTAATTCTGGAAGTGTTATCAACCATGCTGGATAGTCAGATCAGCGGAAACAACGTCGAAGAATTAAAAAAAACAAAACAGAAGCTTACAAATTATCTTGCGCAGAATCAACGTTAGCATTAGTAAGGGGTATGCTCATGAAATTATATGTGTTCACGAAAAAAGATATAGACAGGTTCTTGATAGAGTGCAATTTCACACCGGACGAAGAAAGACTGTTCCGGCTGAGATGCAAGGAATATACGCTCGAATACTGTGCTGAACAGATGAATGTGAGCATATCTACCGTAAAGAGATTAAGCAGAAGAGTAAACAGTAAGATTATAAAAGTATGCTAAAAGGAGAGGCAATTTACCCCTCCTTCTTTTTATGCAAAATCTTCTTTTACAGCTCTTTCAAGCAATAAAATTACGTATTCTGGTGGATTTCTTTTACCGCCTTCCCAGTTTTCAATTGTCCTTTTGGGAATTTTGTATTTATCGGAAAAAGCCTGCTGGCTTAATCCAGAAAGTAAACGAATCTCTCTGATGTCCATTTCATTCACCTTCTTACTTCCAGTGCTTCACAATATCCCCGTCATAGTGATCGGGCGCGTCCTCGTCCGGGTTGACGCTTTCCAGAACGTAAAACGCTGTTCTGCGCTTCTGGTCACACTTTGTCAGGTGCTCCCATTGTCCCTCCGCTTCCTGAAGGGCTTCTTCTTTGTCCTCAAATTCATCGGTGAAACAATCACCGTCTACATAATCCATGATTATATACTTCATTGCTCTGCCTCCTAGTTAATCCCGATAACTTTAACCCGGGTCTGTAAAATATCATCCGCAGGCTCCAGGATTTCAAAGTCAACGATAAGCTCCTCGCCGTCCTGATATACGGCGATTGTTTCGGACTCGAGAAGCTCCTCGCCGTCCCCGTTTCCATCCCAGAGCTGACCGAAAAAATATTCTTTGCCAGCTTCAATTGTGTTCTCTGCTCCGATGACGTATGATAATGTGTTTAATTTCATTTTATCTTCCTCCTTGATTTTTTGTTCTTCCCTGTTTCTGATGTTATCATACCACTCAGTGGGTGATATGTCAATACTTTTTTGATACTTTTTTGAACTTCTTAGTTTAATACTTCTGTGTAAAAATATAATCAGAAAGGCGGTGTATAAGATGGCATTATATAATAATCCTTATCAATATAGCTTTGGCGTCCCTGGGCAAATGAACCAGTTCCAGCAACAGCCTGTCCAGATTCCAGCTCAACCAGTACAGCAACCACAGCAGAATAATAGCGGTATCCTGTGGGTATCCGGCGAAGTTGGCGCAAAATCCTATCTGGTAGCACCCGGGACAAGTGTTTTACTGATGGATTCAGAATCAGAGAAATTTTATATAAAATCTACAGATGTTTCTGGTATGCCACAGCCACTGCGGACATTTGAATACCACGAGGTAGGTTCTCAGATGCCGCCTAAGCAGCCTGTTCAGAACATGGACAGTAAATATGTTACTCGACAGGAATACGATGATTTGAAAGGCAAATACGAAGTTATCATAAACCGATTAAATTCATTTTCTGAACCTGTTAGGGCTAATACCGTACAGGAATCAGCGACCAAGGGAGGAAATGCAGATGAGTAATCCATTATTTAACGCACTTGGCGGCGGGATGCCGCAGGGAAACGGACCAATGCAGATGATACAACAGTTTATGCAGTTTAAACAGAATTTTAAGGGAGATCCGAAAGCAGAAGTCGAGAAAATGTTGCAGTCTGGAAAGATTTCTCAACAGCAGCTCAATCAAGTTCAACAGATGGCAGGGCAATTCCAGCACATGTTGAAAGGAATGAAATAGTACATTACAATCTGGCCAGATTGATGTAAATACACAAAAAGGAGATTATATTATGGATGGACATTATAGCTTAGCAGATATTGCCGCTGCTACTGGAAACGGTAGAAATAATGACGGCATGTTTGGTGGAGATGGCAGCTGGTGGATTATTGTTTTATTTATTTTTGCTTTCTTCGGATGGGGAAACAACGGATGGGGCAATAATGGAAACGGCGGCGGATATGTAGCCACAGCAGCTACTCAGGCAGACATTCAGAGAGGATTTGACAATTCCGCTGTAATTAGCAAACTTGACGGAATCAATAGCGGCCTGTGCGATGGCTTCTATGCCATGAATAACGGTATGCTTACCGGTTTTAATGGAATCAACACAAATATCATGCAGACTGGCTTCGGCATTCAGCAGGCTATTAATGCCGATACTGTAGCGAATATGCAGAACGCCAACGCACTCCAGGCTCAGCTTGCGAACTGCTGTTGCGAAACCAGGGAAGCTATTCAGGGCGTGAACTACAACATGGCACAGAATACCTGTGCATTACAGAACACCATGAACAGCAACACAAGAGACATTATTGACAGCCAGAACGCTGGAACAAGAGCCATTCTTGATTATCTTTGCAATGAAAAGATTTCTAACTTGCAGGCTGAAAACAATGATCTCAGACGCGCTGCTTCTCAGGACCGCCAGAGCGCACTTCTCACAACTGCAATGGCTTCACAGACACAGCAGCTCATTAACGCAATTAATCCGGCACCGATTCCGGCATATCAGGTTCCTAATCCGAACACATATTACGGATGCGGATGCAACACCGGATGTAATTGCTGATAAATTCATATTGAGAGTATCTTTCGATTGATTTCGGATGTCGGCTTATGCCGTATTACACAGAGGGGCAGGCTGAGACCTGTCCTTTTGTGATATGAAAGGAGTATTTTTATGGCAGAATTTACAAATGTAGCTGCTCAGACTGTAGCAGCAAATGGAAACGTAGTATTTTCAAACACAGCAGTCAAAGGTTCTAACTGTATTCAGCACAGAGAGGGAAGTGGAATTATTACGCTGAGAGGATTGACTAATCAGTGCAAAGCGAGATTCTTCGTGGATTTTTCTGGCAATATCGCAATTCCAACAGGCGGCACTGTCGGAGCTATTTCTCTGGCTATTGCAATCTCTGGTGAACCGGTATTATCTTCCCAGATGATTTCCACACCGGCAGCAGTAGACCAGTATAATAATGTGTCCTCTGGTATCTATATTGATGTACCTCGCGGATGTTGCGTTAATATCGCAGTAGAGAATACCAGTGATCAGGCTATTTCTGTTGCAAATGCGAACATTATTGTAACAAGAGAAGCGTAGGAGGTGCAGTTATGAGAGATATCAAGGATTTATGTGCAAGGATAGAAGACGAGCTTGCAAAAATCGCAGATAGTGGGCTGACCACTGGAAATCTGGAAATGACATACAAACTGATTGATATGTACAAAGATATAAAGAACACGCAGTACTGGGATAAGAAAGCGGAGTATTACAACGCTGTCCTTGATGAAATGCGCAGCGGATACAATGATGATTACAGCGAGCGCGGAAGAAAGCGGGACAGTATGGGGAGATACAGCGCAAATGATGGCAGAATGATGCCGGATTACGACAGGGGCAATTCTTATGCCAGACGGGGCGAACATTACGTCAGAGGGCATTACAGCCGTTCTGATGGACGAGACGCTTACGATGACTACATGACGCAGAAACAAAGCTATCGTTCCGGCAAGTCTGAAGACTGCAAGAGGAAGATGCTTGCCGCTCTGGAAGAACATCTGGATGAGCTCACAACAGAAATGAGTGATATGTCCAAGGATGCAGAGTGCCGGGAGGAACGCGATCTTGTCAAGAGATACGTAGAAAAACTTCGCGATATGCTCTAAAAACGCAAAAAGTGGTAGAGAGGTAGTTAAAATAAATCTGTTATAATGTAATTGTGCAGTGGAAAGCACAGTGGTTGTTTTAACATTTTCGTTTTAATCCTCCTTTCTTTAATTTAGTAGCTGGTGCGCACGCTTTAATGGAAAGTTAAACAGGTTCGAGTCCTGTCGTGCGTATTTGCCATCTGGCACGCAAGATGGCATACCTCCTTGATTAAGGTTTTTGCTATTCATGTTTTTCTTTAAAAAGGAAATAAATATCCGAAACAACTCGTGGCAGGCATAACACGTTAAATACCTTGCTAACCCGGGAATCCGGGTTAATGGAATGTAGCTCAGTGGTAGAGCAGTAGTCTTGTAAGCTATGTGTCACAGGTTCGATTCCTGCCTTTCCAATTACCTTGCCAGTGGTCTAACTGGCTTAATCCATTTACCTGCGGCGGCAGGTCAATAAACACGACCAGGAGGATGTTATGCAGAAACTTATTGACACATTAAAATCATTTGGAATTGAAATCCCGGAAGATAAACAGGCAGATGTGAAGAAAGCACTCTCTGAGCATTATAAGAACGCAAAAGAAGTAGCGAAAACTCTGTCGAAAGTCGAGAGTGAACGTGATGACTGGAAAGAACGTGCTGAGACAGCAGAAGAGACCCTAAAAGGTTTTGACGGCATCGACCCGGCGAACATTCAGACAGAGCTTGCTGGATGGAAGAAAAAAGCGGAGGACGCAGAGAAGGAATTTAATGCGAAGATTTATGACCGCGATTTCTCAGACGCACTTAAAACAGCACTTGATGATGTTAAATTTTCCAGTGAGGCTGCAAAGAAGTCTGTTATGGCAGACATCAAGGAAGCAGGATTGAAGCTGAAAGACGGTAAAATCCTTGGACTGAATGACCTGATCGAGCAGATGAAACAGTCTGACGCATCAGCTTTTGTGGATGAATCTCAGCAACAGGCTCAGCAGAATCAGGCAAGGTTTACTACTCATGTTGGACAGCAACAGACACCGGGAATCATGACAAAGAAAGATATCGAAGCAATCAAAGACCCGTCCGAGAGACAGGCTGCAATTGCTCAGAATATCCAGTTATTCCAGTGATTTTTTTTACACCGACTATACGCCAGAGTATAGCCGCTAACCCAATACCTTAATAGTTATGGGTAGAAAGGATTTTTTATATGGCAGCAAAAGCTAATCTTATTATGAGTAATGATATCCAGGTCACAGCACGTGAGATTGACTTTGTTACCAGATTCGAAAGAAACTGGCAGCACTTACGTGATATTCTGGGCATCATGAGACCTATCAAAAAACAGCCGGGTGCTGTACTCAAGTCAAAATACGCAGAGGGTACTTTGCAGAGCGGAAATGTTGGTGAGGGTGAGGAAATCCCTTACAGCAAGTTTACTGTAAAAGAAAAGACCTATGCGGAAATGACTATTGAAAAGTACGCAAAGGCTGTATCTATCGAAGCAATCAAGGATCACGGTTATGAGAACGCTGTTCAGATGACTGATGATGAATTCCTTTTCCAACTTCAGACTGACGTTACCGGCAGATTCTATGATTATCTGAAAACCGGTACGCTTACTTCCACAGAAACAACATTCCAGATGGCTCTGGCAATGGCTAAGGGTCGCGTAGAGAACAAATTTAAACAGATGCACAGAAATGTGACTGGCGTTGTTGGATTTGTGAATATTCTGGATGTATATGAATATCTCGGCGCGGCTGAGATTACTATTCAGAATCAGTTCGGTTTCCAGTATATGAAAGATTTCATGGGATTCAACACAATCTTCCTGTTATCTGACAGTGAGATTCCAAGAGGACAGGTTATTGCAACACCTGTTGAGAACATTGTTCTGTATTATGTAGACCCTAACGAATCTGACTTTGCGAGAGCGGGGCTTGTATACACTGTATCTGGCGAGACAAACCTGATCGGATTCCACACTCAGGGCAACTACCACACAGCAGTATCTGAAGCGTTTGCAGTAATGGGACTTACTCTTTTTGCGGAGTACATTGACGCAATCGCAGTAATCACCATTGACGAAACACCAACGCTTGGCACTCTGACAGTAAATTCCGTGGCTGGAACAGCAAGTGGCGACACAAAAATCACTGTAAATCCGGCTAAGGAAAATGCCAACAACGTATATAAATACAAAGTTGCAGCAGAAGCAGTAACTGTCGGATATGGACAGAATCTCAGAAATTGGACTTCTTGGGACGGAAAAGCTGACATTAAGGCAGCAACCGGACAGAAGATTACAGTGGTTGAGTGCGATGGAACATACAAGGCACTGAACGCCGGAAGTGCAAGCGTAACAGCGAAATCATAAATGTAGGAGGTAACTGGCATGGCTTATGCAGATTATGAATTTTACACAACTTCATATTTCGGTTCAGTTGTGCCAGAAGCCGACTTCCCACGACTGGCGGAAAGAGCCAGTGATTTTGTGGACGCAATGACGTTTGACAGGTTGGTGGATGGACTGCCGACAAATGAACGCTCACAGAAGCGTATCAAAAAGGCGGTCTGTTCATTGGCTGAATTAATGTATCAAATTGAGCTTGCTGAAAAGAATGCTACCAATGCCGCTATGAGCGGTACATCAACTGCAATCGGGTCCGGTGGTAGCACGACAGGCATTGTAACATCTGTATCATCTGGCAGTGAATCCATTTCTTACGCCACGCCTCAGCAGATCGGAGCGAGTGCAAAGGAATGGAGTGCGGTGTATGCCGCCGCTGGGGACGTACAGAAAACGAACGACTTACTTCTTAAGACGGCTTTACCGCTTCTGATGGGAGTAAGGACGGATGATGGAATACCAGTTCTTTATGCGGGGATGTAAACGAAATGAATACAGTAATGTGCTTTTTAACTGGCGGACACAGATTTAAAAGTCCTGCTGAATCAAAATGTAATGACAAAGAAAAGACTTGCACCATTACGGAAACTTGCTGTAAATGCGGAAAACAGTTTTCATTTACAGGTACATACAAACAGTTTGGTATTCCAGATGTGAGGTAAAAATGATGAAAAAGTTATTTATTTCTCAGCCCATGAGGGGCAAGACAGATGAGGAAATTCTCGCGGTAAGAGAAAAGGCAATCAAAAGCGCAGAAAGACAGGTTGGTGAACCGGTAGAAGTTATTGATTCATTCTTTCAGTCGGCACCGGTAGATGCAAAGCCGCTCTGGTATCTAGGCGAATCTCTTAAACTTCTGGCAGAAGCTGACGTGGCATATTTCGCCAAAGGCTGGGACGAAGCCAGAGGGTGCAAGATTGAGAACACCTGTGCCATTGAATATGGCATTGAGACCATTATTGAGGACTACAGAAAGGACTAAGCTATGGACATTTCAACATTAGGCTCATGTATCGCAATCGTTATGATCTGCTACATCGTAGGAATGGGCTGTAAGGCATCAAAAAGAATCTCTGATGAATGGATTCCAGTAATCATGGCAGTTATTGGTGGAATTCTCGGAGCGGTCGGAATGGGAATTATCCCGGATTTCCCGGCAACGGATTATATCACGGCAGTTGCAGTCGGTATGTTTAACGGACTGTCGGCTACTGGTGTGAATCAGGTTATTAAGCAAAGTATTATGAAAGAGTGATTTTATGGGTGGACGTGGTGGAAGCAGTGGATTAAACAACGAGAAGCCAGTTTCTAAGTTAATGTCAAAAGTATATTTCAACTCTGCAAAGAAAAGTGACGCACTCAGAGGAAGTGGAATTGTCAAGAAAGACAATAAACTCGAGAAGGTCATTAATTCAGAAAACACTAGCTATTTTAAGTCAATCAAGACAAAGAGTGAAGCAGTAAAGACAATGAATTATATAAATGACAGATTGAGTGAGAGTAAAAGGAAAATCGCAAAACTTGGAAGTGCAGAGGCGTTATTTAAAAATCAAAGACTTGCTATAGAACATCGAAAATTAGTCAATGCCAGTACAGCCATGAGAGATGAAATGCACAAATTTTCAAAGGCTTCTGAAAAAGGCGATACAAGTGCTTTGCACGATACAAGCCGTACTACCACCACTTATGACAGAGCCAGAAAGCTCAGAATGAAAAACTTTGATTCGTGGTTCTTTGGAAGTGGAAAGAAGTAATCTATGGCAAACCGAGAGACAAGTATAGCTTACGAAAATCTAAACCGCCGTATCTTTCCCGGCGTTGGTGAATACGGCATACCGCAGTTAGAACCGGAATTATTCGAGGGTAACTGTGAGTTTGTCGGATTCAATTACGCAAGAGGTAAATGCAGTAATCCAGAAGGGAAAGCGGTTCATTTCTTCCTGGATGATTACCAGTTTGACGCATTATGGAGGAATCCAGACAGATATGTTGATAAGCTGAGCCAATTCCGGTATGTTCTAACACCGGATTTTAGTACCTACACCGATTTCCCAAAAACTATCCAGATTTATAATCATTATCGCAAACATTGGATTGGGGCGTACCTGCAAGAATACGGTTGCAAGGTGATTCCGACAATCTCATGGAGTACGCCAGATTCTTACGAATGGTGTTTTGACGGTGAGCCAGAGGGTGGAACGGTTGCGGTAAGTTCGGTGGGATGCATGAACAGCTTAGGCAAAAAACACCTATTCTTATCTGGCTATAATGCTATGATTGAACGATTGCATCCAGAAAGTATTATTTTCTACGGAAAAGTACCGGAAGAGTGTAAAGGTAATATTGTTAGAATCAAAGCATTTTCTGATAAATTCAACGAGGTGAAGTGTAATGGGTGGTAGAGGCGGAACAAGTGGCTTTGGAAGTGGAAACGTTGTCATACATAAGCAAGCCGAGCCAAATAAGCAAGGATACTCCTATTATATGACTGGGACGAGAAATGTAATATCGAACTGGGACGATGAGGGTAATTATCATGCCAAGGGAATCTCCAAGAAAGAGGATGTTAGACAACGCTTTGACAGCGTAGAAGAAGCCATTAAATACGCAAAGAAGAACAGATATAAATATTTAAAACTGTAAAAAGGAGGGTATCATGTACGAAAAAACAGTGACGATTTTCAATTATTACGAAAGCAAAACGACTGGAGATGCGTACTGGTATCCTCATGTTTTATCTGGTGTCGACCTTATTACGGACAAGGGGGCAATTCTTAAGAAGTACGGGCCAGACGCAACAGACAACGCACAGTTACACGTGCGCTATGCTGTCCAGAATGGCGATATAACCATTGCTGACAAGAATGGTAAGATTCTCCCATGGGTGCCACCTAAGGAGTGGAAAAGGCAGATTAACAACGCTCTGGAAGACACTATCACATTCTCAGATGAATCGTTCTTCTGGGAGGGTGAGTGGACTGGCGGAACAGTAACTGATGGTGATTACCGAAACGGATTCTACCAGTACATGAACGAGAACAAGGATAACGTGTTTAAGATTACCAGTGTAGGTGGTCCGTATACACTGATTCCACACTTCGAGATTCTGGGTAAGTAATATGAGCAAAATTCATCATTTTAAAGGATTCTCTGTAGTTGACGGAGATATGAAAATTAAGCTGAATATGGACAGGTTCTCCAGACAGTATCAAGAAGCTCAGTATCTCCTTGATGGAATGGTCATGGACAGTATGGTTCCGTTTATGCCGATGATTACTGGAGATTTTATTAACCGAACAAGAGTTGAGAGTGCATCCTTACAAGGAACTGGGAAAGTATGTGCGGCGGCGGCTCCTTATGGACGTTTTCTGTACGAGGGGAAAGGAATGGTTGATGAAGCAACTGGAAGTCCCTACGCAAGACGTGGAGCAAAGAAAGTTCTTGTCAGTCAGTTTTCTGGTCAGACAGCCGCAAAGGAAAATCTTGAATACACCAAACAGGCTCATCCACGAGCACAGGCAAAGTGGTTCGATGCTGCTAAGCGACAATACGGTGACACATGGCTTCGCAAGGTAAAAGCACAAGCAGGAGGTGGACGACATGGCAGATAAGCCAATTGGCAAAGATGCAACCGGATATGAGATTCTGACAGATGCAATGAAAGCACTTCTGAACCAGTATCCGGGACTGTATGAAAATGAAACAATCAAATTTGAGGAACTCGGCAAAGATTCCGGAATTGCGTTCTCAGCAGATAACGGGGCGTTGGTCTATTCAGAGAAAGAAGATGTTTGTGGAACAATGCACCAGGTATGCCAGTACCCATTTTATGTGGTATACCGAACAGCATCCGACAAGGAGAGGCAGAAATTATCTGTTCAGAAATTTCTGGACAGTCTCGGTAAATGGATATGTCGAGAACCAGTTATTATAAATGGCTCTGAGACACGCTTAAATGCTTTTCCAGAGCTTTCACAAGGAAGAATAATAAAACGTATCACCCGTGATAATTCCTATGGTTTAGAGCCACAGGAGAGTGGTGTACAGGATTGGTTATTGCCATTATCGGTACGCTACGAAAACACTTATGAAGTAATATAACGTAACAACCGGCTATTAATTAGAGAATAGTCGCTAACCTACACAGCCTTTAAAAATGATAGGCAGAAAGGACATTTCTATGCCAGTTACAGGAAAAATTGACCGTAAATATATGGCTCATTATATTGACGCAGGTTCCCTCTGTGGAGGGCTGACGCCGAAATATGAGCGTCTTGGAAAAGATCTGGAAGAGTACAATGTAGACCTTAATCCAGATACTGAAACATCTAAAAACATTCTCGGAGAATCCACATTTAAACATAATGGCTACGAAGCTTCTTCTGACGCTGATCCGTTCTATGCAGATACCACATCAGACCTGTTTGAAAAGCTTCAGCAGATCGTAGATGAACGCCTTAAAGATGATAATCTAAAAACAAGTGCAGTTGAAGTACATCTCTGGAAAGAAGCAACAGCCGGTAAATACGAAGCATACAAGCAGGATTGTCATATTGTACCGACCTCCTACGGCGGTGATACATCTGGATATCAGATTCCGTTTACCGTGAACTACGTTGGAGGACGTGTCAAAGGAAAATTTGACATTACTTCTGGAACATTTACAGCTGACAGTGAATAATTTTTAGGAGGATATAAAAAATGGCAAAAACAATTAATACAAACATTGATGATGGATTTCTTCTTTTCACATTCACAAACAAGCAGGGCGAAGTGTTCTCTTCGTTCAAATTAAACCCTACTGACATTAACATTGCGGCAAGAGCGGAAGAATTGGAAACTTTCTTTGAACAGGCTCAGGAATCTGTTAAAAATGTTTCTTCCAGCAAAGAGATGGCGGAGATTAATAAGCAGATCGAGGACAAAATCAATTATATGCTCGGATACGAAGCATCTAAGGATTTATTTAAAGAACCAATTACCGCAACAACTGTGTTTGGAAATGGTCAGGTGTTCGCCTATATTGTTCTGGATAAAATCAATGAAGCACTCAGTCCGGAAATTGAAAAGAGAAAGAAAAAAATGCAGGAAGTGGTCAATGGGTACACGGAGAAGTATGTAAAATGACCGCCTATGAGTTGCCCACCTCACTAAATATCAGTGGGGTGGATTTTTCTATCAGGACAGATTTTCGGGCGATTATTGATATTCTAATTGCCATGAATGACCCAGAATTAGACGAACAAGCGAAAGCTATTGTTATGTTACAGATTTTATTTGAGGATTGGCAAAGCATACCCCCAGAACATCTCACAGAAGCTTGTCAGAAAGCTTGTGAGTTTATCGACTGTGGACAAGCTGATGATAGTCCGAATAAGCCGAAACCTCGTTTGATGGACTGGGAACAAGACGGAGATATGATTGTTCCAGCGGTAAACAAGGTTGCTGGTAAAGAAATCAGAGCCGTACCTTATATGCACTGGTGGACGTTCTTCGGATACTTTATGGAATCTGGCGAATGCTTATTTAATACGGTCGTTGGAATCCGTTCAAAAAAGGCAAAGGGTGAAAAGCTTGATAAATGGGAAAAGAAATTCTATCAGGAAAACAAGAATATTATTGATATAAAAACACGTCTCAGCGACGAAGAGCAAGCTTATAAAGATAAGTTGAATGAGATGTTGAACCTCAAATAGTTAGGAGGTGGACACATGGCTGCTGATGGCTCAGTCATTATTGATACCAGAATGGACACATCAGGTGTGCAGAACGGAGTATCGGCTATAAAACAGTCATTTAACGGCCTTGGAAGTGCTGTAAAAAAAATCGGTCTGCTGATTGGTGGGGCGTTTGCAGTTGGTAAGTTAGTGCAGTTTGGAAAAGAGTGCGTGGAACTTGGCTCTGACCTCGCAGAAGTTCAGAACGTGGTCGATGTTACATTTACCACCATGTCGGATAAGGTTAATGAATTCGCAAAGAACGCCATGACCTCAGCCGGATTGTCTGAAACAATGGCTAAACGGTATGTCGGTACGTTCGGAGCAATGTCTAAGTCGTTCGGATTCTCAGAAGCGCAGGCTTACGATATGTCAACGGCTCTGACACAGCTAACTGGTGATGTGGCATCATTTTATAATATAAGTCAGGATCTGGCGTACATCAAACTGAAATCAGTGTTTACGGGTGAAACAGAAACGCTCAAAGATCTCGGCGTGGTAATGACCCAGTCGGCACTAGACCAGTACGCACTGGCAAATGGTTATGGTAAAACCACATCTGCCATGACCGAGCAGGAGAAAGTAGCTCTCCGTCTGGCTTTTGTGCAGAAACAGTTATCAGCTGCATCTGGAGACTTTATCCGTACTTCTGATAGCTGGGCGAACCAAGTGCGAGTGATGCAGTTACAGCTGCAATCTCTTAAGGCAACAGTTGGACAGGGATTAATCAACCTCTTTACTCCTGTTCTGAAAGTTATTAATATCTTGCTCGGTAAGCTAGCAACTCTGGCAAATGCTTTCAAGTCATTTACGGAGCTTATCACTGGAAAGAAATCATCAGGTCAAACAGGTGCGAGTGGCGCAGGTCTTGCCGGGACAGATGCAATAGCTGATACGGCAGATCAATATGGAAATGCAGCCGACAATGCCGAAAAGCTGGCGGATGCAACAAATGATACAGCGGACGCAACTAAGAAAGCTGCTAAGGCAGCAAAGGGGTATCTCAGCCCACTGGATGAAATAAATAATTACTCAACGGATAAAAGTACGGATTCATCGTCAAAAACGCCGAGTGCGACTGGTGGACTTGTAGATCAGATGAAAGATGCTGTACAAAATGTTGATTATGGAAAGGTTGCAGAAGGCGAGACAGTTCTTGATAAAATTAGTGATTCGGCAAAGAAACTTGCAAATTTGTTCAAAAAACTTTGGAAGCCTTTTCAGGACGCATGGAAAAAAGAGGGCAAGAACACCATTGACGCAGCAAACATTGCTTTGTCGGGAATTGCGAAGCTTGCCAAGAGTGTAGGCAGGAGTCTCATGGAAGTCTGGACAAACGGTACAGGTACGACAATGCTTACAACCATGCTAAGGATTGCTCAGAACGTGCTTAAAACTATTGGGAATATTGCATCTGGTTTTGCCGATGCGTGGAATAAGAACAATGTCGGAACGCAGATTATACAGAACATCGCAGATGCTCTTGTGGTGGTTATGCAGTTCATTGAGAGAATTGCCGCAGATACGGCAACGTGGGCGGCAAACTTAGATTTCTATCCGCTGTTAGAATCTATCAGTAATCTGACAAGTGCATTTGCACCAATTCTGGAATCCATTGGAAATGTTCTTGAATGGATTTACAATAACATCGTTCTTCCGATGTTGAAATGGGTTATTGAGGTAGGACTTCCGACAGTGATTAATTTAGTCGCAAAAGTAGCAACTTTTCTTGCTGATCATCAGTCGATTGTTGAAGCGTTCGGCGCAGCCCTAATCGGAGCGTTCGCGGCAGCAAAGATTGCAGAATTAGCATCGGGAGTTATTAAAAGTGCATCTGGAATAGCTACAGCTGTAAAAGGACTTATCGCGTTAATGACTGGCACTGGCGGGATCATGGGTGGAATCAAGGCCATTGCGACAGCAATCGGTACTGGCGGGATTTTCGCGATCGCAGTCGGTGCTGCTATAGCAATCGGAGTTTTGCTGTACAAAAACTGGGATGAAATATGCGCGGCAGCAACAAAATTAAAAGACTGGGTTGTTGAAAGGACTCGTGAATTGTCAGAATCAGCAACACGTACATTAAGCAATTTGAAAGAAAAGATAGCTAATGTTTGGAATATTATTAAAACATCAACATCTACTACTTGGAACGCAATCAAAAAGACACTTTCTGGCCTTTGGAACTCTCTTAAATCTACAGCCAGCACAGTATTTAATGCGATTAAAACCAAAGTTACTGGCGTTTGGGATAAAATAAAAGACAAGACATCTCGAACATGGGAAAGTGTTACTACTTTTATATCTACTAAGGTCGAAGCGATAAAAACCGCTATTACTGATAAGTTTAATGCTGCCAGGGATGCGGTCAAATCAGCATTTGAAGGCATTGTGAATTTTATTAAAGCTCCGATTAATCAGGCAATCAGCATTGTTAATAATGCAGTCGGAATGATTAATAGTGCAATTGGCGGAATCGAATCGGCGTTTTCTTTCGGCCCATGGAATGTGCCTACGCCATTCGGAACAAAGAGAATTGGGTTCCATGCAACATTTCCACGTGTCGGAACTATTCCATATTTGGCTGGTGGCGCAGTTATCCCACCACGGAGTGAATTTCTTGCGGTATTAGGAGATCAGAAGAAAGGGAATAACCTGGAAACACCGGAAAGCTTACTGCGACAGATCGTCCGGGAAGAGTCAGGAAAAGGACAGGGAAATGGAAACACTTACAATGTTACAGTCAATGCATCTGGCAGAAAACTATTAGACATTATCATTGATGAAGCGGAACTTAGGAGACGCAGAAACGGCGGTCAGAATCCATTCTTGTTAGGAGGTGTATAAATGGCACAGGAACAGTTTAAGATTGATGGGGTCATTATAAAGGCCCCTGACACATACAAGCCGGTGTTCGCAACTACATCAACAGAAAGTTCTAAAAGAAGCCAGGATTTAGTTATGCATAACACACCAATGGGAACCATTGCTGGGTATGACATGGAATGGGGTGAACTTAAATGGGGAGAGATTGCAACGATTCTCAACTCTATGATCAACAAAAGTCAGTTCACATTTCATCACAAAGATCCTCGAACCCCCGGCAAATGGATTGACAAGACGTTCTATGCATCTAATTTCAACATGGCAGCGCAAACACTCAAGGATAATGAGGAACGATGGACAGGATTAACTATTAATGTAAGGAGCATTCGACCGGTATGATTAATGTTACAAATCAGTTAAAGACGGAATCTCTCTTGAATAGCAACTATTATGTTACGGCGAATGCGGTGCTGCGCGATGGGACAACTTTAAGCCTGGGAAAAGAAGATTTCTATCTTGACGGAAACGGAATTGTAGATTCTTCTGATTCCGGGGATTTCCCTGTTGGTGTAGCAATTGAGAAAACGGCTACTTTAGCATTGGTTAATGATGATGACAGATTTACAGGATATAATTTTGCCGGAGCACAGTTCACTCTATTTTTAAATTTACAGCTGTCTGATAGATTGGAGACTATTCGCCGCGGCACATTCATCGTATCAAAAAAACCCGCCACGTCCGATGAGATCAATCTTGCTTTGCTGGATTATATGAGCAAGGCAGAGACGGATTACAACACAAATCTTATTTTCCCATGCTCTGTCAGAGAGGTTTTAGAAGATGCCTGTCAGCAGACCGGGATTGTGTTAGGTGACGCAACATTTAAAAACGCAGACTATCAGGTACAGAAGAAACCGGAGAACACCACTTTTAGAGCAGTAATCGGTATGGTTGCAGCTTTGGCAGGTGGTAACGCTCGCATTGACGAGAACGATAATTTGCGAATTATCACTTTTGACGATGGTGTTGATACCATAACCTTAGAAACAATTCCATGGTATGACATTAACGGAAACACTATTCTTGACATTGATAGCAACGAGATTGAGACAATTCTCGAGCGAAAAGGATTTAAGCCAAATTTTATCAATAACCTTACCTATGATGTTGACGATGTAGTTGTTACTGGGGTCAAGTATACAGATAATGAGACGGAATACAAGTACGGTACAGACGGATATGTCATCACGATTGACAACAAGCTTCTGAGTGGCAATGAACAGACGGGTGTTGACCTGATTGGAAAAGAACTTGTTGGTATGAGATTAAGACCATTCTCTTGTGACAGCATAGCAATCGGATACGCTACATTTGGAGATAGAATTACATTTTCCGACATTAAAGGCAATATTTACTATTCATATCTGACAGATGTAGACTTCGCATTCTCTGGCAGTACAAGCTTCTCTTGTAATGCAAAGAGCATGGAAGACATCAATGCTGACTATCCAGACAGCATGCAGGTCGAGGTCGACAACATAAAGAAAGATTCTGAGAAAAAGATTACTGCCTATGACGCAAAATTAAAGCAAATGAACGAACTGGCGGCCAACACCCTTGGGTTTTACTATACAGAAGAAGTTCAGGCAGACGGTTCAACGATTTCATATCGTCATGACAAACCTACGCTTGTCAACTCTAAAGTAATCTATAAAACAGGCGTTGATGGATTTTTCTTGTCGGTAGACGGAGGCCGGACTTGGAAAGCTGGATTTGACAGCAACGGTGATGCAGTGCTGAACATTCTGTATGCTATCGGCATTCAGTCTGACTGGATTAACACTAGGGGATTCACGGCAAAAGACAATGACGGAAACATTACGTTCCGCATTGATGCAGAGACAGGGGCTGTCAATCTTAATGCTACAGAACTCACGATCAAAGGAAAAACGCCAGAAAATGTCGCAAATGCCGAGGTTGAGAAGTTTATTACAGAAGTCTACTCGCCGCAGATTAAGGTTCTTCAGGAGCAGATTGACGGACAGATAGAAGCATTCTTTGGAGACTATGTTCCTGATGGTAATAATGAACCAGCATCCACTTGGGCAGATGATACAACCAAAGAGAAACACTTAGGTGACCTGTTTTATATTGTAAACAACGAAGAATATGGCGGGCAGGCTTACAGATATGCAAAGATTAATGGCGAATACAAGTGGGATTATGTAAAAGACACTGCGGTGGTCAAAGCTCTGGCTGATGCGGCGCAGGCACAAAACACGGCAAATGCAAAGAAGAGAATTTTCGGAGCAGAGCCGGTGCCACCTTACGACATTGACGATTTATGGGTTCAGGGCGGGGCCGGTGATATTCTTAAATGTCAAAAGGCAAAGGCAGAGGGCGCAAGCTATGACGCCGATGACTGGGTGAGAGCATCTAAATATACAGATGATTCTGCAATCACAACATTTATCAAAGGCGTTTTTGCCGATACAATCGAAAGTCTCCAAGAGCAGCTTGACGGTAAGATTCAGACCTGGAGCCAGGATACAGACCCGGCGCTTGAATGGACGGAAACAGAAGAGATTCCGTGGACAGATGTTGATGGCAATTCCATTCTGGACGTAGGCGGAAATGAGATTTTAATTGTTTGGGAAAAAGGCAAATATATCCACAAAGGAGACCTTTGGCAGAATACTGCAAATAACACGCGTTGGCGTTGGGATGGAAATAAATGGGTAGAACAGGAAGTACCAGACTATCTGTTTGATAAGATTGATGGAAAAGCGGCAGTTTATTTTGAACAGCCTAAGCCACCATACAACATGGGAGATTTCTGGGTCACATCAAAAGCAGACGGCGAAGCTTCTATTAAAACAGCGGTTAGAAGTCGGTCGGATGGTGCATTTACCGATACTGACTGGATTGATTTCAAATATGTGGACAAAACCGATATTGATAATGCAGTCAAAGAGTATGACACAAGTCTTGGACAGGATGAAGTATTTAATAAGCTTACTAATGGCGGTGAAGAGCAAGGCATATATATCAAGGACAAGAAGCTGTATATTAATGCAAATTATATCCTTGCTGGTGTCCTTGCAGGAAAATTTATAAACGCTAAAGGTATTAAGGTTATTGACAGCGATAACCAAATCACGCTCCATATTGATGACAATGGAAAGGTACACATTGCCGCGACAGAGTTTTCGTTAAAAGGAAAAGCTGTATCCGAAATAGCAAAAGATACAGCGTCTAATACCGCGACTGAAATCGCGACAAAATATGCAACGTTGAGTGTGCTGTTATCAAATGAATTCCAGGGAATCCCAACAGATTCATCTGGCAAATATACTACATTTCCGACATGCAAAACTACGGTAACTGTACTGTATGGTGCTGAGAACGTGACCGCACAGTCAAATATTTCATTCTCTGCGGAAAACGGAATAAGTGGTTCTGCGTCAGGGGCAACGTACACGGTCTCTGGACTGTCCGTGGACAGTGGCACAATCACAGCAACTGCAACTTACAATGGGATGACCGCAAAGAAAGAATTTGTAGTTGTAAAGCAAAAGCAAGGTGATACCGGAAATGGAATCTCGAAGATTGTACAGCATTATCTCGCTACGTCCAGTTCGTCTGGTGTATCAACAAGTAGTTCTGGATGGACAGAAACCGTGCAGATTCCAACACAGGACAATAGATACCTGTGGAATTATGAGGAGACTTTCTTCACAAACGGGGCTAAGACGACAACACTTCCTCACGTGATTGGCGTATATGGAGAAAAAGGTAAAGACGGACAGGACGGAAAAGATGCCAGTGATATGACCCAGTTGGATATTTTTAATAAATTAACCAACAACGGGGAAACACAGGGGCTATATCTTTATAACAACAAGGTGTATCTGAATGCTTCGTACATTGACACTGGCGAGCTAGCGGGATGGGAAGTCGGATATAAAAAACTTTCGGCAAAAAATGGAACATATGGAGAAGTAACACTGGACGCTTCAACTGGGGAAATCTATTCAAAGACGGATACAGGAGTATATGTGCCGGGGTACGGGACGTTATATGGAACACGAATTAGGGGAATTGATCTTTACACAGGAACCGTACACGCAAGCTCAGCCTCGATTGATACTAGTGTTTCGGCGGGCAGCGTTTCGGCTGGTGTTATTAGCACAACAAAGACCATTGAAGCGGACGGAATTATTAAATCTAATAGTCATATCGAAGCAAGAAATAACGGCCATTTTTACAGCGAAGGTACTGGCACAGATTTAGCTGATGCATCTATTCGAGGAGATTTAACCGTAGCCGGAGTAAGTCGCCTAAATAAAAGCGTGCAAATGAGAAACATTAGTACTGGATCAGGTACTGATTTAGTATTAACCTCATTATCAATGACAGGCGGCGGTTTTGTATTTAAAAAGGCTTCTTCATCAAAACGATACAAAAAACATTTGTCTTTCATGGAAGAATCAGATGTAAAAAATCTTTATGATTTACGACCAGTATTCTTCGAATACAAAGAAGGATATTTGATGGAAAACGACCCTGATAATAAGCGCAAGATACCCGGATTTTACGCAGAACTTGTGGAAAAGTATTTTCCTGATGCTGTCAAATACAATGAAAAAGGACAAGTTGAGGACTGGGATCCGAAAAAACTCCTTCCGGCAGTGTTCGAGTTGGTACGACTGCAGAAACAGCAGCTAGATTCACAGCAGGAAACTATTAATAATCTTATTGAAAGAATTGAAAAATTAGAAAAGGAGATTTAAGGTATGCCAAAGTGGACAGATTATACTATAAAAACTACAGTAGCTGATAATGATGAGATTATGACACTTGATACGGCAGGAAAGGCAAATAAACGCCTTTCACTGTCTACTCTTTCAGACTGGGTACTTGGAAAAATCGCCGACAAAGTATTCGAGAAGCTTCAGACGAACGACAAAACAATTCTGGGAGCGATTAATGAATTAAATAGTAATGCAAAATATTCAAAATACTCTGCAAGTCTAATACAAAGTCAACGGATTGAAGAAGGTACTGTCAAAGAAATTACGTTGTATAAATTTGGTCGATTGGTGTCCGTAGTTATGAATATTAATATAAAAGCGTTCCATCCATCCGCAACCGAGTTTGTTGATATATTTGATATTCCAGATGATTATTTGCCAATGTATAATTTGATAGTGAATTATGTAACTCAATCCGGCATACCAATGATTTTTCAGATTAATCCTTCAAAAAAGAAAGCAAGTGTTTATGGTGCTAATGAATTAAAAAACGATTGGTTAATTCGACAAGTTTTCACATACATTTCTAAAGCTTAAATAGTAAGACATTAGCTAAATGCTATAATCAGAATTAGGTAAGAATCTTTGCGAAAGGAGCGGGTAACATGACAACTGAACAAAAAAACGTCCTGAGAAAGATTATTTACGCAGTCGAAACCGGCGGACAGGTTTACGGACAGCAGGATTATTCGGACTTCACAGAAGCTTACACCAATTCTTCTGAAGAACATGCAATTACAATCGGGGCAGGACAGTGGTACGCAACCGAAGCGCAAACACTTTTGAAACGGATTCATGATGTAGATACGGAAGCATGGAACCGACTGGATAATATCGGGTTATGGGAACAGGTGCAGGAGGCAGATTGGTCTTGTTTTAACATTTCCAGAAACAGCCAGTTCTCCAATTTAATCGTTCAGCTTATATCGTCCAGAATCGGCGTTAAATGCCAAGATAGCTTTATGGATGAACAATTAGCCACCTATGCAGATGAAGCCCTTAAAATGGGCGTTACGGACGCTAGAGGGCAAGCTATGTGCGTGAACTTTAGACACCAAGGTGGACAGGGAGCAGTAACGAGGATTCTGGCAAAGACTCAGAAGCCATATACGCTCGATAATCTCTATGTAGCTTGTCAGACCGATACAGGAAACCAAGTCGGGGCATATAAGAGCAGACAGAAGTTTGTTTATGATGCATTAAAGACATATTTTCCAGAAAGTGAGGAAACAGGTATGAACGCAATTGACAAATTAATCCAGATCGCAAAGAATGAAACCGGATATCTTGAAAAGGCAAGCAATAGTCAGCTTGACAGCAAGACAGCAAACGCCGGAGAAAATAATTATACAAAATATTGGAGAGATGTAAAGCCATCTTATCAAGGACAGCCGTGGTGTGCCGGCTTTGTGAGTTGGTGCTTTATGAAAGCTTTTGGACGGGAGAAAGCAAAGGAACTCTTAAAACACTGGCCTTATGTATACTGTCCGACAATGGCGGATTTATTTACTTTGAACAGCAATCCAAAAGTTGGGGATATTGTTATTTTTTATCGAAATGGCACATTTACACACACCGGAATCGTAATAAAAGTGTCAGGAGATCGGTTCTGGACAGTCGAAGGAAACACTTCTGGCGGCTCTACAATTATCGCAAATGGCGGTGGCGTGTGCCAGAAAAGCTACTACAACAGCAACCTCCCGGGAACAAAATTCTGCACTCCAAACTACAGTTTAGTTAAAAATACAGCATCAACTTCGGACTCTGATGTAGTCAAAAAGCAGAACGCAAGAGCCTACATTGCGCAGATTAAAAAAGACACAAAATGTTATACAAAATCAAACAAAAATAGCCCATCTAAACTGTTTCCGAAGCTGAAAAAAGGCGCAGTTGTAGAGGTGATGAAATACACCGAAACAGACAGTTCCGGGCTGAAATGGTACTTCATTCGCATCCCTTATCCAAATGACGGCGGGTTTGTATTTGAGTTTGTCCCGAAGGGCGTATTTACCAGAATTTCAGAAATTCATAAATAAAAACTCCCGGGGATAGCACCCCGGGAATCATGTTTCTTATAACATATTGTATCATTTCGTTTTGTAAATCCTATTAGTTCGTTGGACACACGTTGGTCACAAATAAGAAAAAACATTTCCTAATTAAATATCCTCTAAAGTACTGTATTTAAAGGACTTTTTGACATTTGCATAGTTCTAATTTAATGCCCTAATTAAATACAATTAGAATAATGAAAATGAAATGAGTGAATTCCTTGTAAAATCGCTGAGAATGTTGATTTTACAAGGGTTTCGCGCGTTTTTATGTTCTGAATTGTGATGAATAAAATTGATAAAATAAGATTCCGTTAGTCACAGTTAGTCACAAATGGGACTTTTATTTTCTCAATCTCTGTGCGGAGTTCTTCCAATGTCCTGTGTCCATATACCGCGTTTGTAACATCTCCACCAAAAGAGTGACCCAGCATTCGCTTCCGGTCGTTCTCCCGGACGCCGTATTTTTCACATAACATAGAAAAAGTATGCCGGCAGTCATGCGGAGTGTGTTTCGGATCGCCAACAATCCCAAGACGTTCGAGTGTAGGATAGAACAGGGCATTACGGTGGTGCTGCTGAGTATATACACAGAGCTTCCCACCTTGAGTAAGAACCTTTTGCTTAGCAAATTCGTATACCGCCGAATGAATTGGTACTACGCGGTCTTTTCCTGCCTTAGTCTTGATCCCGCCCTGAAAGTATCTCTCTTCCAAGTTAGTCGTCAACTTAAGTACTTCGCCGATTCTCCAGCCAGAATAACACATGATTAATATAAGCTGCACTTCCGGATCAGCAGAATTCTTCCAGAGAATTTTTAACTCATTGTCAGAAAATGGTGTTCCATGTTCAGTGTCGTCATCCACGTTGACTTTTACATACAAAGCCTTGTTTTCTGTTACAATTTCTGAGTAAACAGCATATTTATACATCTGCTTGAACAGAGTCAGAATAGCCATGAGACTCTGACGCTTTAACGGGCAGTCATCAATTACCTTTTGCAGATCAGGCGCTTTTAAATCCTCGAATACACGATTATACAGAGCCGTGCAGTTTGAGTAAGCGGTCTGGTAAGCTATCTTTGAGCTATAAGAAAGTTTTGAACCCTCTGGAAACTTCCATGTGTAAAACTTCTCATATACCTCTGAAAACGTCAATTTCTTGATTTCCGGGTGTTTATCCTCTACGCCCTTGATTGTATTGTAGTCAGCAATCAAACGAGCGATAAGGGTATCTACGTCCGTTGTAGGTGATATCTCAAGGTCTCGTTCCATCCCTGGCTGATATGTTCCTGCCTTGTATGCGGTCAGTACAGTAAATCCTTTAATCCAGTCGTCTACATAGCAGATTGCAGGCGGTCGGACGGGTTTTCCGGTCTTTTCATCCAGTACTGCCGGAGGATGGACCGCAAATGGATTCCTGCGGTTGCCGCCCAGGTACCGTATTGTTCCGAAACTGTTAGGGAGCTTCGGGTATTTCTTTCTTTTCTTCGCCATTTTTATTCCCTCTTTCTGTGGCTGTATTTAGGTATAAAAATAACAGCCGAACAAATTTTCTGACTTGCCCGACTGCTCCGAAGATGATACAATATGTTTTGCCAGAATATTACATTTCTTCGGAGATGTATAAATGCCACCTCGGTACGCCAATGCCGGGGTGGTTTTATTTATTCTATTTCTTCAATGTCAAATGAATATCCAAGAACTTCACCTACGTCTGTACATTTTCCTTTCAAAGTCACCATGTCACCCATTTTCATAGATGTAACTTTTGACTCCTGCTCATCATTTTTAATGTAGCATTGTACGCCAATGATTTCAAAATCACCATCTGCCATGAGGTCAATGTAGTCTCCAGAAGCGTCAATATTTCCAAGTTTTCCAGTGATTTCTAAATACTGGTCTTTGTATTGCTTTGATGCTCCAAGCGGGTTATCATTCAAAGCAGACATCATATCGTTTACAGATACAGAGGTATAGCTTACTGGTGTAGGTGTTGCTACTTCTTTAGATTCTGTTTTTGCAGTAGAAGTGGTTGTGGTTTTTGTGTCAGAACTTCCACCAGAAGCCGCACCCACAGCTCCGATCACAACGACTGCCAGAACTACCCATTTCAGCTTTCCGCCCTGTTTCTTTCTACAATGAGGACATATCTTTGCTCCTGCCGGGATCTCCATTTTACAGTGCTTGCAGATTTTTGTTTTTTCATTACTCATACATTTTTCCTCCTGTTACGCTTTGCACATACTCTTTAAACCATGCCATTTTTGATGATTTTTACATTTTTCTTGCTGATTTTGAAGTGTCATGCAAAAGTACGCTTTTATGTGGTATTATTATTTTATCGCAGATAACATGATTTGTAAAGAATAAGAGTGATTTGTTATGAAAAATAATTGTTTTAAGATATTTGCATTCTTTCTAATTATATTTAAGATATTTTACACGATACATATTCCGCTAAAGATTGTCCCGAACAATCACAATGATGTGCAGATCACCAGTGCCACATATCAGGAGAAGTCTGCGCCGAACCATAATCTGAGGGAAGTCCACAGAAAAGTTTGTGATCTCGCATTTTTCTTCTGTGAAAGCATAATTTTCTTTGAGATTGCAAAGTTCGTGTATGAAATAACGAAAGTTCATGTGTATCATTGGCAGTTGCCAAGAGTTGGAATAGGTGGTATAATAGCAAAAGAGAACTAATGTTCGGTTCTATTCCCCACAGCCGGACATATACTGTAGTGTAGGCGGTAGTTGTGACAGGGAGGGTTATTTATGGATTATAAGAAAGAGATTATTGAGATGATAGATAAAATAAATGATGACAGTCTGCTTGAATTCTTCTATAGATTCATTGCCAGAGTATTAAAAAACCGGGGAAATTAATCCCCGGCTTTATTTTTGGAATAGAGAGCATCTACGTAGCCATAAACTAACTGTTGGTCGTCTTTTGGAAGATTAGTGAGTTTTTCAATGCAGGACAGTAGCTGCGGATTTCCTGAGATATCTGCGACTAATTCTGCATTGTCTGGCTTATGTTCCGTCCATCCCATTAAGTAAGCAGGCGATACGCCTAATGCCTTAGCATAGTCACGCACTTTCTTTATAGAAAGTTCTCTTGAATTTTCAACCTTATTCACGGAAGATCTTGACTTATATCCAAGTTTTAATGCCAGTTCTTCTTGCGTCATGTCTAAATTTTCACGGCACTTTCTAATTCTTTCTCCTATGTTCATGGAGTTTACCTCCTTTCTGCTTACAATGAGAGTATAACATGTGTTGAAAAATATTTCAACATTTTTTGAAAATATTGTTGACAAAAATATCAACACGGGTTATAGTGTTAAATGTAGACAGAAACATCAACAAAAAGAAAGGAGGAACAGGAATGGTTGATACTCCATTGCTTGAACAGAGAATTAAAGACTCTGGAAAGAAATATGGATATTTGGCTGAGAAATTAGGGATTTCAAGGCAGTATTTCAGAATGAAATGTAAGAACAAGGCAGACTTCACAAACAGGGAAACAGATATTCTCTGTAGTGAACTTGGAATCACATCACTTACTGAGAAAGAAAAAATTTTCTTTAAAAAGTAGACAAAATCATCTACAAAGTTCTTAACTAGAAAGGAAGTGAAAACAGTTGAGCAGATCAGCAAGGAGAAAATTCCGGTCCCTGGAAAGAAGAATTGCCAGCCTTGAATCGCAACTTCAAGACCAGCAACAAATTATTTCTTCTCAGTGTCCGAAAGTCCGCCCTGAATCACTTTTAGAACGGGCGGTTCGTGATGCTCAGTCAGGTGTTCATATTCCAGCATTCCGAATGAATCTAGGTAATCGAACATTATTTGAACAGAAGACTGAATAGATGTATTTACGGCATTTCTGATGATTTGGAATTGTTCTTTTGATATGCAAGGTTCGTCTTCCGGCAGACCTTGTAACAGGCTCTGAGCAATATTAGCGGAATTTTCCGACAGGATTCTTTCAACATCAGAGTTAATGACCGACATAAATTCATCATAAGTCATTTTTTTTAATACCTCCTTTCCAAAGGAGAGTATAACACAAAATCAAAAAAACGAAACAAAGAAAGTGATTTGCGGATGACTTTGGGCTACGCAATCGCATTGAGGGATAAAGAACAAAGGAGGTGAAGAAAAATGTTAGACTGCACCGTCAGTGAAAATATTCTCGGTCAGGTTTCAGTTCAACTCGAAATGACGAGCCACGACTGGTCGAAATTAAAAATGTCCGGCGTGTGGAGTCAGATGGAGCAGATTCTAATGGAATCTGAAACACAAAGTAGCCGCTGCTTCCACCATATCCAGACAAACAAACCGGAAGAGACATGTTGTACAAGCTGTCGGAAGAAACGGTTTTTCCACCGATTTTCCGGTCTGAAGAAGCAACGATAGTTGGCAACTTATTGCATGGATATGTAATTCCGTTAATAACAATGGAGACATCTGTAATTGATATTACGGAATTTGAGAGATTGTCAAACTGGATATAAGCCAAAGCCAGTTGTTTTTCTGGGCTATATCCAAAATAAGGCAAGCTTAAATGAAGATTACGCCGTGATTGAAATAATTGCCAAGCAGTTCCAACAGACCCTATTAACCCAAGGATAAAAGAAACATTTTCAAACGTAATGATTCCTTTAGCCGATTTTAAAATTGAAATAATTTGATTTATTTTAATCACCTCCCATCTATAGGGAGTATATCACAAGAAAGGAGACTTAT